AACTACTTTGGTGACTACCTTCTTGTCGTTGGTCATGATCATTGCCCGACGGAGCTGAGGAGGCGGCGGAATGGAAATCTTTCCTTCCACCGTATCAACAGCTCTTACAGTCAATTTTCTAGTCCTAGGACGTGAGAGGGCAGCCTGGAGCTCCTCAACCATGCCATGCATGTCGCTGAGTAAAGGCATCCACCCATACTGTAATTCCAACCAACGGTTGGATATGGTACCTCGTAGTTTCTTTCTGGGGACTCCTAGAGTGTTAAAAACACTTTTGAGGTCTCCGCGTCTAAGGGAACGCAACGTCTTCGCAATCGTAGTGGCATTATCGGCAAACATGCGCTGAGCCTGGGAATATTCGGCAAGTGTCTGAGCTAAATTGGTGCGCTGATCCTTGACCGCGAGACGGAGTTTCGTCTCCCAGTCAGGATGCGGCTCATCAGTAAAGCTAGCACAGCCGACATAATCCTGAGGGTTCATATCATGAAATTCGATAAAATCACCAGAGCCTAATGGTACCACATAAGACACAGGCGCAGTAGTAAGCCTGCGTTCATTGTGGGGACCACAGACCGTCAGGTTCTCTGACAGGATTGCTGGACGTGGCCTTCTAACTGTTTCGGCTTTTACATAACTGTAATAGCCGGGAGAGTACTCACTTAGGTTATAGGTTGTAGCAATGCCACCCTGGTTTACAATCATCTTTGGGAAAACCCAAGGAAGTCTTTGTAATCCATGTGACATAAACCCAGTCTCCTTTTGTAAATAACGAACGCACAGTATGAGCGTTCGAGGTAACCATCTTCAATCAAGAGACCAGTAGTTTCTAACGAAGTGGGCAAAGGACACCTGATGAGAATGCAGCATTTGCTGCTTTCGCAAAAGGTATACTGAGCTTTTCAACTTGTGGATCTTGAAACAACTAGGAAAGAAACACCCAGCCGGGTAACCAACCAACCGCCGTCTGAAAATCAATTTCAGGCGGTAGTGATTGAACTCGACTGGGCGTAACTTCCAGGTCATTTTAAGTCCCCAAGATTCTTCTTTAGATTGGTCTCAAGAGAGAGGGTG